CCGCGACCGCGAAGCATATCTGGGCGAAGAGCAGGCCTTCAAACTCGCCACCGTGCGCACCAAAAACGGCTTCAACGCGGTCGTCCTCAAACCCCTCGACGACGCCATCTACGATAAGGTTGCCGAATACGTAGACAAGCGCGACAACGGCCAGCTAGACGACACCACAGCCCCCGCCGATGCCGACATCGACATCGACTCCATCTGACCACCAAAACACACCCAACCAACAGATAGATTAAGGCTCCGATGCTCTCTCTCCAAAGATCCTTCGAGAGAGCCTCCCAAACAGCCGCCGAACTGCCCCGCATACCCCAGCTAGAACCCCTCTACCGCAACCTGGACATGCACATCCACAAAGGGGACCTAGTCATGATCGCGGGGCGGTCCGGCAGCCAAAAATCAGGGCTAGCCATGTTCATCACAGCAATGCTCAACCAGCCCGCCCTCTACATATCAGGGGACATGACACCCTGGGAGGCCTCCACACGAATCATCTCACTCAACACCCAACACACCACCGCCCAGATACAACACAACATCGACGACTACGGGCCAGAATACTATCGAGACAGCATCCACCACGGCCAACACATCACATTCTCATTCCAGTCACCCATCACATGGACAGACATCACCATGGAACTGCAAGCCTACATGGAAATGTGGAACACCTTCCCACCACTCATTGTTATCGACAACCTGATGGACATTCAAGACTGCGAGAGTGACTATCAGGCCCAGCAGGAAGCCATGCAATGGATCACAGCATTAGGTAGAGATACTGGCTCCACCATTATTGTCACCCACCACGCAACCGACAAAACCGGAACCGACATCGAACACCCCCCGGCTAGGCGGGAAATCAAAAACGGCCTCTCCGAAAAACCACAACTCATATTGGGAGTCTCCCTGTATGGTGGCGAAGATAACGGCAACGGGCTCACCATCCCGGCAGAGGCACGCATCGCAGTGTTGAAACAGCGCACCGGCAAATCCAGCCCAGACGGAACACGATACGAACGACTGCGAGCCTACCCCGAATACACATTCTTCGGGCCACTCGCCGAAAAACAGCCATGGAACATGACCGAACACCACAAAGGACTATCATGTCGACACAGCAATCAAAAAACCGCAGGGCCGGAGCCGAATGGGAAACACGACTCCTCCACCAGCTACGCGACACCGGCTATGATATAGAACGCCTCCACCTCAACGGCCGCGAAGACGAAGGCGACCTCATCCTCACAACCGGCCACAAAACCTATGTGATCGAAGCCAAAGCAGGACAGCCCCACCTCGCCGAATTCGTGAAACAAGCCAGCCGGGAGGCACGCAACTACGAAACCCACCGAAACCGAGAAAACCAATCCACCATCGGCCTAGTCATCATGAAACAGCGCAACAAACCCTGGAGCGAAGCCTATGTGGTATCAACCCTCAACGAGCTCCTCCCACACCTCTGACACCTGCCGCCTCCTCGACACCTACCAGATACGCTACAATCCTTCCAGGAACGAGCAACACATCCTCTGCCCGTTCCACGACGACCACCAGCCCTCCATGAGCATCAACCTCGACAAGGGCGTCTGGTACTGCCACACATGCGGTGTTGGAGGCGGACTCGCCAAACTACAACAACGACTAGAGAAAGAAAACCCGAATGTACGACTCACTACAACCCTACAACATTGCGGAACGCCGCCGAATCCAGAAAGCCTCAGCCCTCTACGAAACCCACCTCGAAAACATACTCGACCTGCTCTCGGCAAGAGGCATCAGCGAAGAAACAGCCCGGCTCCACCACCTTGGATACATCGACAATGACCCCATCCCAGGCCACGAAGACTACAACCAGTGCATCACCATCCCATACATGTACCCCGTCTGGGGCGGCCCAGCCGAAATACGAAAAATGCGTTTCCGCTGCTCACTCCAGCATGATTGCAAAACCCACAACCACCCCAAATATCTAACCCCGGCAGGAGACACAGGCTCCATCTACAACATGGCCGCCATGGTCAACCCGGCAGCCGAAATGCACATTTGTGAAGGCGAATTCGACTCCATGATCCTCGAACAATGCGGATGGCCTGCCGTAGCCCTACCCGGCGCCACCTCGTGGCAAAACTTTTGGACCAAATTTTTTGAAGGCTACGACCGCATCTACATCTGGTCCGACCCCGACAAAGCAGGAGACCAGATGGCCCAAACCCTCCAGACGGCACTCCCCCAAGCCACCCGCGTGCCCCTCACCCTGGGGGATGTCACAGACACCTATCTGCAGGCCGGAAAAACAGGGTTGACACAAGCCCTCAACACAGTGCTACAATAAAACCCGTCAACAACACGAAACCAAGAAAGGTACACTAAAACATCATGGACCCCCTCGACACCTGCCCCATCCCCGGCCGCCGCGACACCTCCAAGGCCGCCAGGAGGCGTATCCGCCTCGCCATCTGTGCAGAAAAATGGGCTGATGGTGAAGACCCACTCCACATCATGCACACCTGGGGCACCACCTACGACGGGATGCGATCCATGATCCGCGCCAACCCCGACATTAGGCTACCCGACGACATGGCCAAACGGTTACACAAAATCTGCCGGGAAGCCTACCCCAAAAACCAGCCCAACAGACACCGAAGCGGATGGGACCAATACGAAAAAGACTACTACACGGAGGAAATACTCTTCCTCAACTCCTTCAACGTGCCAGCCATCGACATGCTCAAACGACTCGACGTCTCGTGGACAATGTGGAAACACATCATCAACGAACAACACCTGACACGTTTACAGCAGGAAACCGACAACGCCTGCCAATGGGCCAACCTGCGAAAACAGCACCCCGACAAAACGGATCAGGAAATCACCCAGATGATGTACAGTAACCAAGTAACGTTCAGCAAGGTGATGAAAACCATACCCGCATAAACATCCATGACACCAGCATAGTATTTGCACACTCTTTCACACACAGGAGACATGATGGCTACTAAAACCCAACACTTGATCGACATGTATGGGGACAACAACGGCAAGTTTCCCGAACACCTACATGACGTCATATGCGGCCGTGCCATCATCTACAACACCGGCGAAGTCTCATGGTGCACACGCAAACCAGGACACGACGGCGACTGCCGCACAGGATGGCAGCCCACCACACAACCCCTAGGACATCATGGCAACCAAAACTGAAACCCTCATCCAACGCTACGGTGATAAGGCTGCAGACGTGCTCGCAGACAAAACCATCCCCGCCACACAGCTAGCCCAAATGCTCACTGAAGCCGGATACCCCATCTCCGCCACCGTTATCAAAGACTATCGCCGCAAACAAACCAACACCCAGAAGGAGGAGGATACCCGATGATAGACAATATAGACCGGCTACTCACACAGCTAGCCAACCACGACAACGCCATCGACACCATCGACGACAATCTAGCCAACGGCACCGTGCGCCGCACACGCATCTCCGAATGGACCTTACCGAACGGAGAAACAGGCCGATCCATACAAAAAATAATCGACCACCAACCAGCAACCAACCCCTACCCGGTCGACGAACTCGTTGATAAACTAGCCGAATGGACACCCCCAAAACCCGAACAAGACACCCGCACCGACTACAGCACTGCGGCCTTCGTCATCGGGGCAGGAGACTTCCAAATCGGCAAAGGCATCCCCGGAGGAGAAACAGCACACTTCGCCGACAACTACCTACACACCCTCATCGTCGCAAAACACTACTGGCAACAAGCAGGCAAACCCGAACGAGTCCACATCGCATTCCTCGGCGACATGATCGAAGGATACGTGTCACAAGGAGGCAACAACGCCTGGCGCACCCAAACACCCCTGACGGAACAAATCAGGCTCACCCGCATGGCCATGATGCAACTCGTCCACATGTTCGACCACTGCAAAAACGTGACCATCACATCCATCCCCGGCAACCACGGAGAAGCCGTACGCTTCGGAAAAGGAGTCACCACCTACGACGACTCCTTCGACGTGGACTGCTGCCGCGCCATCGCAGAAGCCTACCAGCTCAACAACCAATACCCCAACCTACACTTCCACTTCCCCAGCCGAGACGAAATGACCACCACCGTTGATGTGGCAGGCACACAAATCCTGCACGCCCACGGACACCAATGGCGCACCGGCAAACACTACGAATGGTGGCGCGGCCAAGAATTCCACAACGGCACCACATCCCATATTCTCATGGCCGGGCACCGGCACCACCTCGAAATCTCCGAGCAAGGACAACGCACCTTCATCCAATGCCCATCCATGGAAGGCGAATCCACATGGTACCGGCACAAGACAGGCACCACCGGAAACCCCGGACTCGTGTGCTACACTATCAACAACAAAACACCAAACAACTACCAGATAGCAAGGTAATAGTGCCATGAGCAGACGACCAACCAAAGCAGACCTAGCCACCACCGCATCGTGGGTGTGGGCCACAGACCATCATCTACGCACACTCAACCGGGCATGCACCAAAACAGCCGCACACTACCCCGCAATCAGCGCAGACGACCTCTACCAAGACTCCCTACTATATATTGCGGTGCGGGAACAATACCACAACCTAGACAACAAACACTACACCAAAATGTGCTACAGGGTAGCCAAACGGCTAGCCAACAAAACCACACAACATTTAGACCAGCCGAAACCCTTACCCGATATCATTCATCTAGCCGACAACCAAACCAGCAACTGAAAGGGGAGAACACACACCATGGTCACAACCATCCTCGACGACGGAACCCAAACCACCAGGCTACAAACAGTAGGCGCCACCACCACCGCCATCATCACCAACACAGAAACACCAGAAACCATCACCGCCAAATACACCATCAGCAAAGACGGCACAGCCACCTACAGCATCAGCGGAAACACCTATTTGGGAGACCACCAACACATTATCAAACTCATGTACGACTACTGCCACTGCGTCGGACGATTCGACACCAGCAACCCAGACAACCTCGACAACATGTTCAGGGGGTGACCAAGTGAGCCGAACCTACACCACCGCCGACATCATCCAAGCCGCCCAATGGATCTGGAACGGCGGACCATGGAAACCGAGTGTGGAGCCGGGCATGCCACCCCCACCAACCGCGCCACAACACCACGGCAACAACATCGTTACCATGATCGATTTGCAGCTAGCCATCGACGACTACACCCTCACCTGCCAGCCATCCAAACAGCGAAAACATTTAGCACGCCTGGCCGCATTCCGGGAAGTATACGGATACGACCAAACATATGCCACAGCCGCCCAACGATTGGGTGTCACCCGGCAAACCGTGAAACAGTGGGCAGACCAAACACTCATCACCCTAACAGGCTACGCAAACAGTAGATACTATCCAGACGATAGCGACGACAGCACAGGGACGAAATAAAACCATGAACAACACAACCAATATCCTCTACACTGCCCTCAAAACAGCGGTACACCGTATCATCCAACAACAGCCCACCAACATGCAACAGCTGGAAAACATTGTTGACAGTGTCGAAAACCAGTACCGTGTACCCATCTCACTCGACAACGTGAACCTTACCGTCAACGAAGTCAGCCTCGACGATCTCGCTATCGACCAGGACACGCTAGACGAGTGCAGCGAAATCCTATGGTGCTGCGACAGTGCAGGATACCCCACAAACAACAGCAACACCCGTGGCATTCCAGACGACACACGGGCAAGCCAGGAAGCCATAGATTGGCTGGCAGGAATCGCCTACCAGGCAAAACTACTACAAGCGGAGGCCGACGAGATCATGCAGTCAATCATCTGCCACCGCGACAATTATAAAAACGTTATCGGCCGGAACGTTCTAGACCAGGCCAACAAAACGATCTCCGCCTGCCTACACCTGGACCAGCTGATCGAAGAAACCATCGACAGCAACGAATCATAGCCACACCGCATAAAACAGAAATAGTGCCCCAGCGGCAACCACCACAGATCGTGGCAGCACCGCTGGGGCACACACATATTCAATTATGCAACAGTAGACTCTACCGTGCCAACCTCAGACTCGGCAGCACGCCGAGGCTCATAGCCTACACCAAGATCCACATCATCTGCAGGCTCGATCATGCCAGGATCCGACACATCCACCGAATGCGGCTCAACCAAGCCCCTGTCATCCGGTGGAACCAAACCCGCATCCACAGGCGTGGTTTTAGGTTTGCCGGCCACAAACGACGGGCTACCAAACGAGGTAGCCACCGACAACACCGCAGCCACCGTTGCTGTTATCAGCGCCGACTCCCACGGCAAACCGCGAAACGACTCCGCCGTATAGGTGACACCCGCCGTCACCCCCAACACAGCCACAAACGTTTGAACAAAAGTCTTTAACGCCCGCTCCAGCAGGCCCAACCAAAACTGTTTACCCACAACAAACCACCATCACTTTTTCAAACCGTTAACAGCAGACTCAAGCCTGTCAATACGGCTACGACACTCCAACACGTAATACCAGACACTCCACAGGGCATCCTTAGTGCGCCACAGCTTCCCCGTCACCGGATTCTTCACCCACGACAAAGCCTCCACACGGCGCGCCAGGTCACCATTCTGAACCTGAACCACACCAACATCGTGATGCAGCTTATTCACCGACTGGGCCACCTGTGCCGACAACTGTTTAATCTGATTATGTAACGCTTGTACATCAGCCATACTCAACTCCTCACTACTTGAACCGCCGCCGTGGCCATTCACCACAGCCATAAATTTGTCCCACGGAAACCACGGCCCCGGATCGTCATGATCCGATTGATGCCACGCATCCGTCACATCAGTGTGCCCGCAGATGCCCCGCCTGCCGGCCTTCAAATCGGCCACAGACAGTTTTCTTTTCGGAACACCATGCTTGTCACACAACTGCCGACACAGGATGGCGGCACGCTCCACGGCGGGCCCCACCCGCGGGTCCAGCCACTGCGCCCCCCGGCGAGGAAGCGCC